AAAGAGCTTCTCTGTTTGATTCCATGTCTTCGATAAATTGCTTCCAGCCTTTAGACGCAAACAAATCAAAATAATGTTCATAATACTCTTGCAGTTCCTTGTCCATATTGGGAGAACCTCGCTAATCTGTTAATATTTGTTATTGAACGTTTCTACCTTGTACTTGCATACGAGCAATACGCTCATTAGAGTCAATATCTTTCTCTTTGATCATAAGCTCAGCAATCTTAGCTCTTCGTTCAAACTCTTTATCATCACCTTGCCCTGCTTCCAAATTGGTAGCCAGAGCAGCAGCCATCTTAGCCTGTACAACTTGAGGCTCCAACTGAGCTTCAACCATAACTTTCTGTGCTTCAGCTTCATATTTTGCAGCTTGAGCAGCAAGAACTCTAAGTTTAGCTTCTGCCTCGGCTTGTTGAATAGCCAAAGCTTGTTGTTGCTGTTGTTGAGCCATCGGATCAGGTTGAGCAAGGGCTTTAATTTGTTCAATTAGCTCTTCTCTGTTAGACAAAGACATATTCTCAACAACCGCTTGTACCAACATAGGATACAAAGGACTGTCTTGACCCAGTGTTTGCAGCAATTGAACCAATTGTGTCACTTCATACTCACGGGCAATTACACCCAAAGAGCTAGAAGGTACAAATTTGTAGTCGCTGACAGGATATTGCTCAGGGTTGTACTGCATATATCGCCAAGCAGCTTTTTCAACCAAAGGAATAAGGAAGCTTTCTTGGAAATTGATCAGAGTACGCTTATGTCTCTTGATAATAGCACCCAAAGACATACTAACAGCACCGGCAGCAGCCTCTCCGTTGATAGATCCGGGGATACCGGCAGCATCTACTGCACCTGTAGCCATTTGAACCATCTTCTGAAGCTCAGCGGCCTGAGTAAATGTCACTTGATCAAGATTTCCAAACCTAAACGGTTGAAGAATCTCTGCAGGATTGCCGTTAGTAAGGATTGTCTTACCCGGTCTAATCTCAAGTTTAGAGCCTCTTGGCATACGTGTAGCATCCATAGCCATCATTGGATGTACAGTCAAAGCCAAAGCATCAATACGTGCTCTCAATTCAGCATCAAGAGCTTTTTGACTGTTGTAACCTTTTTCACAAATACCTCTTCCCCAGAATCTACTAGGAACGACATCCCATGAAAAAGCAATAACAGGTCTATCTTGCATCATGTAAGGATTTTCTTGAGCTTTAAGCAGCACACCGCCATTAGCCAAGACAACAATAGCCTCTACGTATTCATCAGAAGAGCTGTCTTCTTCATCCTTTTCAACCAAATCAGACACATCTACTTCATCATCGTCACTTGCTTCAGCTTTCAAGATAGCCTTTTCAAGCAAATAACGAGGAACAAGTCCATAATATTTAGTCAGTCTGATCTTGTCTTCAGGGAAAATAGCCAATTCTTTGTCTGGCTCCAAGTCAGTATCAGTAGCAGCTGTGCCTAAGTCTACATCATAATAAACTCCGGAAGCTACGTTTTGTTTTACTTGATGCTCAGGAACAAACTCATCAATAGCAACACCACAAGCTTCCTCAATAGAAGAGGCTACAGGGTCAATCAAAAAGTTTTGAGGCAGGATAGGGCGTAGTTTAACAACTACTCTATCTTTAATATTGACACCTACAGCTTTCAAAGCACCATCCATGATAGGCTGAGTAGCTGGTGTCATTTCTTTAATCTCATCTAGAACAAGCTCTCCAATGCCAGTACCATATACAGCAGATGTTAGGATACACTCAGCAACAGCTTTTCTAGTCTTTGTGAAGGCAAAGTCTTCTGTAAGCTTTTCTCTCAGATAACCAATATCCTTATTATCAGGATCTCCTAGATCATCTTTAATATCGAACCACTTACCACGACCAAATGTAGCTTCTTCAACTTCAGCAACAGCACTTTCAACAGCTTGTTGAATAGCAGGGCTAATTAGTTTGCTACGTTCACTTTCACGTGTCTTGTCCTCTGACGACCAAATACCTCGCCAAAGCCTATTATATTCATCAAACTTTTCTTGATAGTTAGAATCGAAGTGATCTCTCCAACGATCCACCTTATTCATCACATATCCCTCTAGTGTCTCCACAGAAGAGGTAGTGTCTTTATCATAATCCATTGTAGTTCCTCATCAGTAGCCAGACCATGAATCTAGCGGGGAATAGTCTTCTTCCTCATACTCAGGCACGTAGCTTGAAATAGCCAGTTGCTCGATGTATGCCAAAGCGTCCACCAAGTCGTCATGTACTCCTTTAGTAGGAAACATAAGAAGCTGATCTGTAAAATCAGACCATTCCTCTTCCTTATTAAGAATAACACGACCATGCTCAAAGCGTCCTTGAAGAGCCCAGATAATACGATCTGATTTCTTCTTGTTACCATGTGTAAGCGTATGGATGTGGGCATAGGTATCGTACTGTCTCATCATGTCTTGTAAGACAGACAAAGCAGCGTTCTTAGCTGTTCCTCTCTCCATACCAATAGCCACTGGTTGATATTCTTTGATAATGTTTAAGATATTAAAACAAGTCTTCTTAATATCCCATCGTCCATGCTCTATCTTCTTTACAAACCAAGTACCGTCATCAGCAATTTTAACAATAGCTATGGCTGTCTCATCTAGTCTAGACTTATTTTGAGAACCTGCTGCTATGTCTTCAAAACCTGCTAAGTCGATAGCTATAACATAGCTACCTTCTGGAGGCTCTTCACCTTTTTTAATCCAAGACTCTTTAAATACATCTGATCCTGAAGTATCAAAACTAGATAAGTACTCCTGCTTAAAAGCGAAGGAGCTTAGAGTACGTTTAGCAGCCTCAATCTCTTTAGGATCGATAGTCTCATTATCAGCTGTAGTTTTATGCCAAGACCTCCACTCATCGTCGGTAGCACCTTGTCCTAGCTTAAAGACATCATAAAACCAGTTACGACCCGACGGAGTTGAGATAAACAAGGCTCTACCTTTTTGATCAGACAAAGCAGCTCGAAGGATTTTCTCCCAAACATCTTGCTTAATAAAAGCACATTCATCAAGTACTAAGTAAGTTAAGGAGACACCACGTAAGGAGTCAGGGTTATCAGCACCACGTACCAATATCTTCCTACCGTTAATCAAAGTAATCTCTAAGTTGTTAACGTGAGAGGATTTGATAACAGGTCTACCAAGGTCATGTAGCAAGTCCCAGATAATCGATCTAGCTTGCCCCATAGTAGGGGCTACGTACATGACAGAAGAGCCTTCAGGGCAGTTTAAAGCCTCTATAAGAAGAGTTACAGCAGATAGCCTAGACTTACCACAACGACGACCTGCAGCTACTACTTTAAAGCGAGTCTTATCTGCAAAGACCTCTTGCTGCCATTTAAGCAGTTTAAAGTTAAGGGAGGTATCAGACATCTATAACCTCCGAGGCATCGTCAACATTTAAGACACCATCTGTCATTGTATTAACAACAGGGTCTGTAAGACCACTAATGTTGATTGATATTTGTGGTGTACCTGTACCTGACTTAGCTGTATCAAAGGCTGATACAGGAACTATACGATCAGCTACTAACTTCCAAGCAGCAGCTTGATGAGGATGTCCATCTGTTAAAGCAGCATTAAGAATAGTCTCTAAGACCATAGAACTTTTAGGTGAGTTAAGCATCCTAGCTTTATACTCATTGATAATAGCTGCATCACCTTTAGGACGACCTACCTGACCTCTGTTGCCTTGTTTAACAGCAGCTATGTCAGACTTCTTTGGTCTACCTCTCTTATTACCGGATGGTTTAGTCATAGTGATCTTTGTCCTTTAAAGAAGGGAGATGTTATAGTAATATACATATAGTTACTTTTTCAGTAACTAGGTGTATACTATATAGTATACTATTAAGTACTAAGAAGGTAGCTAGTTAAGTAGAGGATCTAGGTAAATATATAATACCTTAGTTTCCTTTAATCGTTAACTTTCATTTGCGCAGATTCGATACCTGCGCTAGTCTTAGTACTCATCTATCATTGTCTAGTACCTATACAGCCGTCCTCCTATATAGTAACTAGTAGTCTTTACCTGAGTCCTCAGCATGTCCTGTTTTGTTATAAACTTACATACATACTAATATTATACCATATTTTTCTTAAAAAGTCAATAGTGACCTTCACTTTATTTTTTATCTTATTATATATCAACTACTTACAAACTACCCTCTTCCTCTACTTTGCACAATATCTAAGACTTAGACATCTCCTTACCTTTTATTTGGTGTCTTTTTTATACTTTAAAGCCTACCTTTAAAGTTATCCTTTAAAGTACCTCTTACATTCCCATTATCATGGTGCACATATCTCATCTTCAATCTGTCCCTATTTTCTTTGTATATCAAATACTTAAGTTTACTTTTGAGTACTTTTTACTCTGTCCCTATTTATTCCTTTTTACAGTAAGTTTTTTGTGTGCTTTAGAGTCTTACTTCTTAGTTTTACTTTTACGCTTACTTACAGTAAGCTTTTGTGTGCTTTAGAGTCTTACTTCTTAGTTTTACTTTTTTGTGTGCTTTAGAGGCTACAACAAAATTATAAATACTTAATACCCCTCCCCCGCCCCCTATATAGTCTAACCAGTCAATACTGCTGTCTTAATGATAATGTATTCTCAATAAGGATCGTATACAAGATTACATTTATGTATACAAGCTTACGTTTGTGTATACAAACTTACAAGTAACTTACGCTTGCAAGCAAGCTGACAAGGATACTGTACATTTATACAGTACTGTACAGATATACAGTAATACCTGAGTAATTTAGTAGGGTATTAGAGGATGTAAGGGATGTGTAAGTGTGTATACCGATGCAGGTGCCTACAAAGCCACTACAAAGCCACTATCAAGCCACACCACACCATAGAAACAATCAATGAAAAATATTCTAGATTGTAAGGTTCATGTAAGAATAACCCGCATAATGGGAGACATGCCAAGCAATGGTGCAAGGCAATAACCAAAGGAAAACACATCATGACATCCACAGAGCATTCCATTCTAGTTGACATTTCCCTTGTCGGGTATTCTGTCATCCTCACACACAAGGCACGTGAATTCAAAGCGGCATCAACCTTGATTGCTCTTCGCATCATCCACATCGAAGCGGGCAATGATAAAATGTGGATTGTGAAATTCGGACAAGCTCCGATCGGATTCCAACCTCGTGAAATCTAAGGGTTTACACCTAGGGCATTGTCTAGCGCAGTGTCATAAAATGTAAATCTTTTCAACCAACCAAACCTAAAGGGTTATCATGCGATCAAACATCACTCTCAACAATGGCCGTATCGTCACTCATAAGCACATGCCCAATGGTGCAACTGAAGCCTATATGCTAGACAATGGTGCTATGTCTAATGAGGAATGGTCAGAGTATGTCTCAATCATCAACCCTAAGACTGAAACTAAAAAGAAACCAACATGGGCCGAGATTGTCGCAAGTCGTAAGGGTCAATACATCTAAGGGTTTACACCAAGGGCACTGGGGTTTCTAGTGCCTTAGAATGTAAATCTTCAACACTCAACCTTAAGAGGTAACATCATGGCAATCGTTCAAACAATCAACAAGTACTCATTCATTGATGCTTTCATGCAGTCATCACGCAAAGATCAATTCTCCTATGAGGCATTAGAGGCAATCTTCGAATATCTAGAGGACTATTCAAACGATTCAGGCGAGGATGTAGAGCTTGACATTGTCGCAATCTGCTGTGACTGGGTTGAAATGACATGGCAAGAGGTTGCTCAGTCTTATGATGTAGACTTGTCTGACGTAGCCGATGAAGACAAAGCCGATGCTGTTTGGGATTTTCTGACCGATGAATCTGCTGGGTGCTATCGTGTTGGTGATGAGTTGTTTGTCTTTGTTCAGTTCTAATGAGGGAGTCATCATGTTAAAGCGTACACTCTGGGGTATTGTAGAGTTCTCATTCTATGTCGCACTTACTGGGGTTTTGCTAGTGTTCGTGCTAGCATACTTCGATGTGCTCTGCTACAATGGCGGCATGTCTTGTCTTAAACCATTTTGAAAGGGTTACATCATGAAAAACCCATACGAAAAGAACACAGCAGAATATGCCCAATGGGAAAGGGGCTATTTAGAAGAGCCTTTTAGCGCACCGCCAAATAACGCACCGCCTGCAGAGTGGCACGGGTATCACTC